AGTTCGACCACCCAATACTGTCATTTCAGTATCAAAGTTATCCATCATAAACTGGAAGAAGTTATTCGCCATAGCGTATAGTTCATCCATCTTATCTTTGCCATTACGGTCAACAAAGTCTTTTAACTCATAACATAGTGAAGTAGTCAATGAGAACATCGCTGAAATCTCTCTGGCTTCTGCTGAAAGTGTAGTCACCGTGCCGTCTAAGATATCAGAAGGAACAGGTAATTTACCAGAGATGGCTCTGTGGGCCATAAACTTAGTAGCAACACCATCACCGACAGTACCAGCAATCAAATCGTGTAGACGACTTTGAGAAATATCTTCACCCTCTTTTGGTAACATTTCAGAAACGAAAGTCCAAGAACGAGGAGTAGCAAAGGCTCGACTTGCCTGACGAGGGTCAAAGTTAAACAAGTCCATCTTGTTTGAAGTTAAGAAACCAACAACATCAGCATTGATTTTATTCTCTAATGCCCAAGTCTGCCAATCTTCGAAGTCAACACCCATTTCAAGGTGAACGAAACGGTTAGCAAGTGGACTAGGCATACGATACGCAACACCTCGGTCACTCTCTCTGTTACCAGCCGCAACAATTAAAACATTGTCAGGTAGTACATAAGAACCCAAACGACGGTTTAGAATTAACTGATAAGCCGCGGCTTGAACTGATTGTGGTGCTTGGTTCATTTCGTCTAAGAAAAGAACAACACTTTCATATTGGTCAGCAAGTTCTTGGCTAGGTAAATCTGACGGTGTAGCCCATTCCATACAACCAGTTTTGTCGTTGAAATAAGGAATACCTCGTAAATCTGTAGGCTCCATAAGAGCGAGACGAAGGTCAATCATAAACCCAGAACGTTCTTGTGTGATACTATCTACAATCTCTGATTTACCAACACCAGGAGGTCCCCAAATAAACACAGGACGCTTTCGGTTCATAGCATAGTTGATTTCAGCCCTAACATCACTAGGGCGAACAACTCTCACATCTAAATCATTTGTTGATACTTTATTCATAACTTAACCTCTCTATTTAATATACTATTATTGTAACACTGATTCTGGATTTGTCAAGTTTTTGACTTATTGTCCCAGATATTCTTTTTTCAGAACTTCTAACTTTTCGCCTGCATCGTTGAGCATAAAATTTTCTACCATCTTGTTAAAGATATCATAGAAATCTTCTCCTATCGCATCAGCCCAACCATCTAACCACATATCAGCATCAACGAAATTCCAGTTGACAGTTCTGTCTGATAGTAGATTTTCTTCTGATTTTGCTGATTTGTTGAAGGCTCTTTCGAATTTTTTGAAATTTACTGACATTTGTTACCCTTTTTTATTATCTATACAAGTATTATAACACGATTCGGGGTTTTGTCAAGTTTTAGAAGAATTTATCGAAGTTTTCCGTAGGATTTCCGTAAAGAACAAACTTTGTCTCTACAGTATCTGGTGTTTTATCAGGTTCGAATAACATCCAAGCACATCTGCCAGTTCCGTTACCATTCACTACTCTGCCACTTGTTGTAGTAAATTTGATGAGTTCTGATACAATATGCATCTTGGTCATATGCTTTCTGATATCCATTCTATTCTTACCTGCCATATACTCAACTCGCATAAGCATAAGTGCTGGTATTTTGAATTCGAATAATGCCCTATGAACAATGTCATAACCCAATGTAAACGGTGGGTTAGTTATGATAGCCTGAACGCCTTCTGGTTTATCACACTCTAATACATTTAGCGTAGATATAAATGGTGCTTGAGGTTCTAAATCAGAAGAAAAATCAATGTCTAATCTATTAGATATAGCACCATCACCAGCACAAGGTTCCCACCAAGATAAGGTTTTATCCATCAATGGTATTGCTAGGTCAACTGCTTCTATCGGTGTAGGATAGAATTCATTCTTTTCTTTATCTGCTCTGTATCTCATAATACCATTATAACAGATTGACTTTTAATGGTCAAGTTTTATTACTTATTATAGAATGTTTTATTTTTTACCCAGAGGTCTATGTCTCCATCAAGCATTAATAACTCTGCGGCAGGTACTTCTTCAAATAAAACTAATGTTGTCTTTCTTAGGTAATATGGAGTTTTTAGATACTTATCGAGTGTTAGTATTTGATGACCAGTTCCTATTGCATTTTTTCTATGTTGATGCATAGTGTCTGAACTTAACTTTAGTTCTATCTTATATGTTTTGAAATGTTTTTTTAGAATGTCTCTGCCAAGTGCTGATACTCTGAATCCTGTATCAGGTCGGGCACTAATGAAGATATCACTGATAGTGATTTCTTTTCTTCCTGCTGTTTTTCCAGATGTGTTTTTGTTAATATAACTTATTAACTTTCTCTTATCCACTTTTACAACTCTAATTTATCACCTTTTGTAAGTATATATACTTCGAAATCATCACATCTAAATAATTTATTCAATCGTTGTGCTAAGTTGATTGCGTGACCAGGATTACTAAAAGATACTTTCTTGTATTTTGGTCCAGGAAAGTTTACCAACGAGTTTAGACTACGAAGATTTATTGCTTCACCTTTGTGAAATACTGAGTACACTGCTTGTGCCTTGAGTACCTGTTCACTGCGATATGTTTGGTTATCTGTATGTTCCAGAATTATAATAGGTTTAGGTCTAGCCATAAGAGTATCCTTATTAATGGTTATACTCTTATTTATCAAATTTTATGTATTATATGCTGATTTAATTGATATATTAGTCGAATTTACCGCCGTCAATGGTCTTTTCTTCTGTCGAATCTTTAGTTTTAAGGTCTAATAACAACAATGCAATATCATTCTGGATTTCATTTGCTTCTTTTATAGGAAGAGTTAGTTTGTTGTCGCCTCGTATATTCGCTTGTTTGATAGTTGCTAATAAGTTTTTTAAATGTTTATAATTCATCACGTTTAGTCGCTAACTTTGTTTCGATATCCATTGCTGATTTAGATTTGAATGGGCCAATGAAATCATAGGTATCTAAAGTTTCAAGTTTTCCACCATAGAACCATCTCCAACCAGCAGGGTATTTTACTCCGTAATATCCTGCGGCATATCTTACACTACTAGTCTTACTCTTTGTATATGTATAAAATTGTTTTCCGTTCTTCTCTATTACTTCTACATTGTATACTAGGTGCTTAGATGGATATCCTTCTATATCTGCTAGAGAAGTATGCCATCCGCCTCTAGTATCAGTCCTGTCAATTATATTTACTGTAGTTTCTTTAGGTGTTAATATCTTTTCACCGTAACGATTAACCAGTTCAGATAACGAAAGATGCTCGTTAATTCCATCTTCTTTTATGTTTAATTCAAAATCATCAGACGAACAGAAACGAATTGTGCCTATCTTAACTCCTGAATTCTCTACAATCCAAAACTTATCTTTAACTATTTCTGTAGTGTATATCATATCTTCTTAAGTATCTTCCAAGTTTCTTTCCAACTCTTTACATTATGACATTCTGAATATTTATACGGTCCATATTTGATTGCTTGTGCAATTCCGTAATCATTGCCACCTGGTTGAATATTATCACCAAAGAACATTAGTTCATCCTGGAATGTAAAATCTTTTAATATTTGTGCTTTATCTTTTCCCATCTCAATAATGTCTAGTCCTGTTTCGCCTGCAACTTGAGATACTAGACCTAATTTCTTAGTAAACTTTTTATTAAATTCATCAGAAATAAGTTGTCTTTCATTAGTTGAATTATCAAACTTAACATATTTCTTCCGTTGTACTCTATTCGCATTTCTGCCAACGATACTAAAGTTTAATAATCCTGGTCTCGATTCAAAATGGTTACCAGTTGCAATATCAAAGTCAGTACTAATAGACTTCTTTAGTAAAAAAGCATAGGCATCACGTGGTAGTTCTAAGTTTTTTGAATTCATTACACATATACCATTTTTGTACTTTGTGTTTCCAGATGAATTGTATACACATTCTACCTGTTCGAATAGTTCTTCGCCGACCTGTTCTTCTGTTTTATTTCTATCACTTCCTGTAACTAGATAAGCATTATTAGACTTGACGAACTCTAAGAACCATAGTCTAAAGTCTTCGTTTATTCTATCTCTGCTTGGAGTTAGAGTACCATCTACATCGAATATAAAATGCATTAGGACGGATACGGCTGATTAAGAATTGATGCTAGTTCATCTGGTGACTTAGCAAGATTTTGTAAATCGTGTATGCCACAGAACTTTAAGAAGTTCATACCAACACCAGCATTAGTCTTAGGAATACTATTCTCTGCAATAGTTTCAATAAACTTTACTTTAAGGTCGTGTGGTTGAGCAGTTAAGTCTACCAGTTTAACATTGCGTTCATAGTCATCACGGACAGTATGTTCTTCACCATTATGGTCAGTCCAGCGTTGTAACATAAAGTTATTCCAGTTGAAACCACCAGCATCTTTATCTGCGAATGCTTCTAACATACCAATCTTGTTCTTGGTACCTTTCTTACGACAACCAGGATATGCTGAAAAGATATTATCTGATGTATCACCACGGATACATTTCTCAAACAATGCCCACTTAGGGTCTACTTTCTCTTTTATCTCGCCAGTCTTCTTCTCTTTGATAGGAGTCATATTCTTATCATCTTTAAAGAAACCATCTTTAGTAATGATACGATTTTGTACACCGTCATACATAGTTACATTATCTGTAATAAGTTGAAAGTAATCGCTATCACTTGATACGATAATATGATTATCGTTTGGATGAGCCGCAATAAACAAAGCAATCATATCATCTGCTTCTGCTTCTGGATTTCGTAACATTGTTACATTAGTTTTTTCATCTAAGAATGTAATCATATCTGCGTAGGCATCGAACATAATTTGGTCTTCTTCTTGTTCTCTGACACTTTTAGCCATTTGAGCAACTTTTCTGTTCTTCTTATATGGCTCATAGAAATCTTTACGCCAACTATGACCTTCTAAACAGAACACGGCGTGGTCTGCATTGAATTTATTATAACATAGTTTAACACTACTAAGCATAATATGGTATGCCATACCAATTTTCATATCAACATTAGCACCACGCATTGCAACGTGTTTTGCTCTATGATACATATTAAACGAATCGACTAGAATGAATGTAGCCATATGGACCTCTCTATATTAAAGTTAATACTATTATAACACAACTTACATAATTGGTCAAGTTTAATAATATTCTGAAGTATCCTTGTCAGTTTTTACTTTACTAATGATTAGACCATCTTTGCTATCAGCCATTACACTTTTTCTAACGCCTTCTTCATCTTCTAAATCATTTAGTACAATGTTCTTACATAAATCATTAAACCAGTTATCAACAATTTGGTCTTGTTCAAGACCTTCATACCCGTTTTCTGCTAGATACTCTACGAACTGGTCATTGAAATCTAATTCAAAGAAACCTTGTCCTGGTTTATCTTTATCTAATTCCATACCAATAACTCGAACATACTGTTCGCCTTTATGTGTAGCCATGTTCTTGTCATAAGTATGTTGGTCTGTATGACCATACTTGAAATTGATTTCTTCTAGTGCAATCGCTTGTTCTTTTTCATCTGTAATTCGTCTAGCAATTGCTCTTTCTTTTTCTTCCGGAGTCCCAAACCAGGATGCCGGATTAAGTGTTTTACTCATTGTCATCTCCTTTCGGATTATCAATTTTGATATCCTGTTTCTTATCTATGCCACTAAAGATGCCCACTTTCGCATTTCTTTCCCAACATTCGATAATATCATCACAAATATAATCTAATGGAGTCCCCTCAGGATATTCGTGTCTCCAGTTATGAGCCATCTTCATAGCATTCGCCCGTATAGTTTGAATTCTACGCTTCTCATAATATTCTTTTCTTCTAAATTCGATTCTGTCTATAAACTTCTTCGAATAACCCTTTCCAAATAACGTCTTAATCATTACATATTCTCCTTGTTTACCATCCAATCCTTTCCCAAGGTACATCTTTATTGCCAAAGTGGCCGTATATACAGTTCTCACTGTACCCGTAGAACTTAAATAAATCAAATCTATCAATGATTCCTTTTGGTGTTAGGTCAATGTTTTCTTCGATATACTTTTGAATAGTTCTGTTGTGTCCGTTTGAATCTACATAGATACTTGTTGGTTCTTTAACACCGATAGCATACGACAATTGAATCTGACACCAATCTGCCATATTATCTGCTACAACATTCTTTGCTAACCACCGTGCCATATAGGCGGCACTTCGGTCGACTTTTGTGGGGTCTTTTCCACTAAAAGCACCACCGCCGTGGGGAGCATAGCCACCATAAGTATCAACGATAATCTTACGCCCGGTGAGTCCTGTATCACCATCAGGACCACCAATGACAAAATTGCCTGTAGGATTGATATGCCATTTAGTATTGTCATCTATTAAATCTCCCATTACACTATTGACTGCTTCTTTTACTGGTGCTTTAAGACTATGCATAAAGCCCTGTTTATGTTGTGTACTTACTACAATTTGGTCTGCTCGTTGAACACGACCACCAACATACTGAATACTTACTTGAGACTTAGCATCTGGAAGTAAGAAATCATATCCATCTAATCTAAGTTCTTTTAGTTTCTTTAGAATTTCGTGTGAATAGTAAATTGGTGCTGGTAGCATTGCATCATTTTCATTAGTTGCATAGCCAAACATAATGCCTTGGTCACCTGCACCAAAGTCATCAGTACCTAATCCAATATCACCTGATTGCGAATGTATTTCATTATAGATATTTAAATTATCCCAATGAAATCCTTCTTGTTCATAGCCAATTTCTTTAACTTTATCTCGTATAATATCTTTTACATTATCTACGTTAAAGTTCTTTACTTCACCCGCTACCGTTACGTGGTTAGTGGTTACAAGTGTTTCGATTGCTACCCTTGTAGTTTCATCGCCATTCTCTAGTCCTGCATCAACTAATGCATCACTAATTTGGTCAGAAACTTTGTCTGGGTGACCATCACTTACACTTTCGCTTGTAAAAATATAGTTGTTCATTTAAATCCTTTATTAAAGTTTATAGGTTACATACTATTATATCAAATAATAGGTCAAAGGTCAAGGGTTTTATCTACTGTTCTTGTAATATTGAGTATACATCGTAGCCTTCGTCTCGCAACTTAGCACCACCACCTAAAAACTCTAATTCCATAATACTTAGTATACTAACGATGTTAGCATTAAATCTATTAGTTAATGTAATAACAGCACCTAATGTGCCGCCAGTTGCGATAACATCATCTATGACTAATACTTTGTCATCTTTTTGTATCGCACCTTTCTGTAAGTGTAATTCATCAGTACCGTATTCTAATTCGTATTCAGTAAAGATGGTTTCTCCTGGCAGTTTACCTTTCTTTCTAGCCATAGAAAATGGTATACCAGTTTGAGAACTCAATGCACCAGCCATAGGAAATCCACGAGCATCTAGGCCAATAATTTTATTAAAGTGTATATTATTATCTTCAATATAATCACTGAATAAAGTCATCACGTGTTGAAGTCCTTGTGGTGCATTGAATATACTAGCCATGTCCTGATAGAGAACACCAGGCCTAGGATGGTCTGGTATCACTCTAATCAGGTTTTGGATAGTTTTTGGAGTTGGCTTGATTATAGTCACTAGTCTTGTAGTTCTTTTTCTAGTCTTACAATCTCTTCTTTCAGATGCAACTTTTTAAGTTTTAGTTTAGAAACAACTAGGTCTTCTGTATGCATTTTATATGCAGTAGTAATACCATTATCTAAATCTCTATGTTGCTTTTTTAAGTATATGAGGCGAGTGCGTTTCTTCTCGTCTACATCTGGTCTTACGGGTGTAGTCATCTGCTTCTCCTATATTAGACCTCTCTAAATGTATTTATATTATTAGTTACCTGCTTTCGCTGGTAAAATATACTCATACAAACCCAGTCCACTATCAACTGCAATCATCATAGCACCTTGGTCTGAAATCTTCATATTCATAGTGCTTGTGTCACTTAGTCTAAGAATTGTTAACACGGTTGATAACGGGAATGACCAACCAGTCTTTAATTCGCCTTCGACATTTGATGCAAATGGAAGTTCTACTTTATCTGTTGAACTGTCGCCGATATAGAATACTAAATCACCTTTAACTGTTCGAGCAGTAAGTAATGGGTCAAATGCACCAAGAATACCTGCAAAGTATTGTAGGTCTTTGATTGCTTTTTGTGTTGGCATAATCTCTACATTCCAAGCGGCACCACGAAAACTTGCAGTTTTGATTTGTGCGTCCACTAGTTCTGATACGATTACACGATATGAACTATCAAAACCACCAGGCATTGAAAAGTTCAGTTCAGTAGTAACATCTTCGCCGTTTCGTGTTTCTGTTCCAACACTAACATCTGCTTCGATTTTACTACCTTCTTTGTCTTCGCTAGTATAACTAAGAAGACCATTAAGAACGCCTAGTCTACCTAGACCAAACTTTCCTTCAAATTCAGGAACTGGCGTGTGTAATTTACCACGCAACACAACAGTACGGTCATCGTCCATCGCATCGATTGTAGTTCCCTCATTATCTGTTGTCACTTTAGCCGCTTGAATGATTCCAAGTGAGTGAGTGTGTTTTACAATATCTTTTAAAATGTCACGCATTTTTACTTCTCCTGATTAATTTAATTAAGTATAACATATTTTCATATCGGTTGTCAACCTATATTTGACCAATTCTTTTCTTGCTTTGTTTAGGATTATCTACCCAATATATCGTATTAGGAGGCAAAAACCCGTGAATAAACCAAGCATTACCGAATGTTGGATTACCTTTTCCTGTAAAGTCTACACGATTATTATACACGAGTGTAGACATTCCGTGTTCTATAAACATTCTGCCTCGTTTCCCACCTTGAAAACTTGTTACTGGCAGTAGTAATGCAAATGGTTTACCAAGAGCATAACAATGTTCAATAAACTTATCTTTGATACTATATGGTGGATTAGTTATAATCCCATCGTATACATCATCTGGTTCACAATCGAAAAAGTCTTTACCGTCACTGGGAACTATATTATATCCATTGTTGTTAAAGCCATCTACGATTAGATTAGATGTTCCACTAGTCGCTTCATAATAAGTTTTGTCTTTATCGATGTATTTCAGAAGTGGTTGAACTTGGTCAGATGGTGTATAACATTCATCTGACTCTTTGTTTCTCGCCCGTCTCTGAATTAAGTCTGTGTAAGTATTACTCATTATAAATCAAACAAGTTGTCAAAAGTTTCAGATGCATTGGCATCACTCATATCCCACTTGAGAACACCAATTAGATTATCTAACTTCTTATCAACAATAGTCTGTTCCATTAACTCGTGGTCAAATGGCAAATCTTGGAACCATTGAGGTATCTTTGTAGCATCAATCGGATATGCAACACTCTTTAACTTGAATGTGTTCGGTTTTAGTTTACAGATAATACACTTCATACCATCTACAATCTCTACTGCATATCTATCTTGGTTGAGTTCACGCAACATATTCCAGTTTAATGCGGCTGATACATGTCCAGGAAGATGCACTTTGTCTTTCTTAGATGTGTCAGCACCTACACTTACATCTTTAGCCATTGCCTTCTTAGCGGCATTCACTCTGTTCTTATACGAAGTCAAGTTGTTTACACGAGACTGTGAACCTTTTTCCCAACCTGGTCTTGCTCTAAAATCTTTCTTAAACTCTTTGACCATATCAATAACATCTTCACGTGTCCCATCAGTTAATATTTTCAATAACACTTCACTGAGAAAGTTTTGCATATATCCTGGAGTATCACTTCGTTTCAAGTCAAGACCCATTGCTTTAATCTTTCCTGGTTTCCCATCAACATCTCTGCGTTCGCCGTCATCATCGTAGATGAGCATTGCGTATCGTTTCTTCTTAATAAAGATACCCATAGTCGCACAGTTCTCACGACCAGCAACGATAATCTCGCCTTCTTTTCTAGGAACATTAAAGAATGTTTTCATAAAGTCTGGAAAACTAGCATTCACTTGATTTGCTACTTCGTCATACAATTGTAAAACTTTATCTTTAGTCCACTCAATCGTTCCATCGTCAATCTCTTGTTTGTAAACAGGATACATTGAATAATAAATGGAGTCTGTGTCGCCATAGATAACTGATTCGCCTTGATAGTCATAAGTACCTGCTATAACTTCATTTGTCTTCGCACCCATATGTCGAGTAATACAACGACCGGTGAGTGTTGTACTCTGACCAATACGCTTATCATAGAAACGACAACCTTGGTTCAGTAACGCACCGTAGAGCGAGTTCAAGTTAATCTTTTTAACTAACTGTCTTTTATCCCAGTGAGCAATTGCAACTGCATCGTTGTCTTTGATTGCTTCTTTTTTCTTTTGTTGCATTACTTGTCGTTCTGCATACCAACGTTCTAAGAGACTTGGAATAATACCTTGTACATCTTGTTTAAATATAGTGCCGTTAGCAGTAAGAGTCCAGTTTAGTCCACTATTGAATACTAAATCATAGGCTTCTGCGCCCGTAAGGTCTTGAGTTGTTTTGTTTTCTTCGACTGTTGAGTCTTCGAGGACTAGAGTAATGTTACTGGCTTTGTCTTTCTCATTAACCAAACGAAATTCTTCTGAACTAAATGTTTCATCCCACGCTTGAGATGAACCATATCCCTTTGCACCAGTTTTTCTGCCTTCTTTAATTCTATCACCAATCATTTGTTCAGTTAAATCGGGTCTAAGTTGACCAGCAATAGTTTCAGGAGACATATTCATCGCACGAATAACTGACGGATAAAGAGAGTTGATATCAATGCCTGCTACCCATCTCTGTAATCCTGCTTTCGGAACTGCCACAAAAGCACCAGCGGCTTTCTGCAATTCTAGTGCTTGTAGTTCTTCGTCTGAATATTCAATATCATCGTCTGACCATTCACGTCTCTTTCTATCAGGAACAACCATACCTCGTCTATGTGCTTCGTTAATGATTGCTTGTTCTGTAACAGCAACCGCGCCCATTGTTGTTTTGATGTTCACTGTATTATCGTGTGCAATTTCGTTTGCTAGTTCGATAAATCTTAGTTTCTTATCAATCTTATCAAGTAGTGCAACGTCTTGTCTGTTATAGGCTACGAATTTGTAGAAGTCATTATTATACAACTGGTCTAGTGTGCCATCATATGCAACTTTTTGTTCACCTACTTCGTGTTCACCAATTGTATCAAGTGCGTATGAATGCATTTCGTGGTAAGTATACTTACGATATAGTTCTAAGTAGTCTAAGTGAATTCTGCCAAACAAGTCAAATGTTTCTTGTTCTTTGCCATACTTTACTACTTTTCTTTTCTGTGGATATAAGTCCCATAGGCACATCTTTCGTGTATGTGATTTACTCAATACTCTAGTAATTCTATTAACAGTATATGGAATATCATAACCTTCAGAGTTCCAACCAGTTATCACATCAGCATCTTCAATCACATCTAAGAAGTCATTAAGCATATCCGCTTCACTTAGATAAAGTTCTGTGTTTTCGAATTGGTCACAAATGCGTTGTGCTTCTTTAAGACCCTCGCCCTCACGCATACCCTTTGGCGGAATAACAAGAGTTACCAACAATTCTAACCATTGAAGATGAACTGTTATCGCTGTGATTGGCATAAACGGGTCACTTGGGTCTGCGAAGCCACGAGACGCATCGAAGTCCGTCTCAATATCGAAGAATGCTGTATTAAGTGTAGGCGAATCTATACCATTATAATTCTCACTCAAACACTTGACTTCAGGTTTCATATCACTTTCGTAAAATGCTTTACCTGAATTTATCTTTCGTTCTTTGTGGAGTTCTTTGAGGCGTTTACATTTGATTTGACGAACTTTGTCGCCATGAATACTTACATGGTCACCGCGTGGGTCTTTCACATAGAAAGTGCGCCACGCCGGATAATCATTGTAAACTCGTTTACCTTTAATTCTTTCTACAACTTGAACTATATCTTTGTCTTTGTTGTAGAAGGCGTCTACATAACTCAAAGAGTGCGACCTACTGTTTCTAAGATAGTTTCCATATCTTCAAAATCAGCACGAGTTTCGGCAAGTTTAGCCTTGTGTGCTACCGTGATTGCTTTATTTAATACTGCTGGTTTAATATCCATTTCTTCAGCAATTGCTCTTACAGTATCCCGTAATCCACCTTTAAGGTCTTCACATTCTTGTAGAACTAGACAACCCTCATTAACTAATTGAATGAGTTTGGCTTTTTCTTCTTCGTTGATAGCGTCAATTGACATATAAATCTCCTATAAGTTTGGCAATAAAAAAGAGTGCTTTTACACACTCTTTATATATTAACATAAGTGACTTAAAAAGTCAATAGATTATTTGTTTAAAATGCTACTGTGGCACGAAGTTTTAATTCATCCTTCTTTGATATATCATTATCTTTATCCATCTTGTTACTAATTACTTGTTCTGCATCCTTAGGGGCCTTTGCAACTTTGACATCAGTTGGTGTTTTAATATCTTTTTTAAATTTAGGCATCTTTGCTGTCTTTTCTATCGCATCCTCAACCATCTTTGATGCTTTATCTTCTATGCCTTCAAACGGATTAGCAAAACCTGTAGCAGTAACACTGCTGAGTGCCGTTTTACCTAACATCTTCGCACCAGTTTTGGCCATTCCAGCACCTTTTTTAAGTAATGCCATATTTCTGCGTTTCTTATCTTTATCTATTCCAGTTCCACATCCTTCTTTATCTTTAACATTAGGATTGTTACATTTCATATTTACAATTGTTTTGCCTTTTGGACTGTTTGGGTCATGTGGCTTGCCATTTTTATCATAAACAACATCTTTACCTGCATATTCTGAGATATTTTCACCCCACATGTTGTTAACCCTATTATTAACTTTATTATATTTATTGTCTTTGCTGTAATTACTACTACTGCTACTACTATTTGAAGAGTTACTGCCACCTGTTACATAATCAACAGCATTACCGATAGCAGTTGCGCCAGTACCATCACCGCCTGACATTATATCTGAACCAGAAATTGTTGCTGTTGTCTTTAGGCCAGGTGATTTCTTCCATATTTGCTTTCCTATACTGTCACCGGCACCCTTTTTGATTTGAGTTTTTACAGAATTAGGATTCATGCCTGGCTTGAATTTTCCTGCGGCATTTTTAACTGCCTTCTTACCGAACTTTTTGGCTATTGCTTTCGCTGCCATTGGTCCTAGAACTCTTGCGGCTCCAATAGCCAATGGGACAATAGGTAGCACTTCATCTAATCTGCCTTCTTTTTCAGCATTTTCCATTACTTCTACTTGTTCACTAAGTTTGGTAAATGCGAATTGAATTAATCTCATCATACCTTCTTTAGTTTTTATCATATTGTCGATTTTTTCTTTGTTTTCATCGCTTACAGCATCGTATACTTGTGACACTGCTGATGCTGTATATAAATCAACTTTCATCTTACCATCGTCAAATTTGACTTGCATATTTTGTTTGTCTGCTACAATCTTTTTAATCGTATCAATTGCTTTGTTGCTACTCTTTGGTTTCATATCCATAACTTTTAAGAATTCGTCTCTAGCCGCGATTGCTTCTTCGTCTTCTTCGTTTACTGCTTTATTTACGGCTTGGTTAATATCGTATTTCATTTTTAAGTTTTTTGGTCGTAATTTTGGTTTAGTTTTAATTCCAGGTAGACCTATTTGATTCTCTGGATGTGCCATTTGGTCTCTATGTCCTGCTCTAGGATTTACTTCGAAATCTTTAGTATCGTATGTATTTTCATAAAAGTCTTCTTCAGTTTCACCGGCAGCCATTTCTTTACAATCTGAACATCTACCATGTCCATCATTGTAGTCCATCATAGGAGCACCACAACAATTACTTACCATACCTTCTGAATCAGCATACTCATCACCTGGAGAATATGATTCAACAAATACTTCTACCATGTCATCGCCATTTCGCAATGCACCTTTTTTAACTTTTACGTTTTCTTTACCGTATTTTGCTATTGCTTCTTCTGGAGACATACTAGTTTGTTTCCAACGCTTTTCTGCTTCATTTACAGAT